GCCCCTTCCCGATTAGTATTTAGGCAAGGTATTGGGCAAGATCAAGGATCTCAAGACCAATGATGATTTCTCCAGCCGTGATGCTCGCGACAGCAGCGTCCGTCACTTTAATGTAAACCGGAGTAGCAGCAGAAGCCGCAGCCTTTGGAAGATAGCCACCAGCAATGGTAGTAGTTCCAGCAGCTTGCACAAACACGTCGCCAGTATTAAACGTTGGCAAACCAGAGGTCATAGCATCAACGTCAAGAGCGTCAATAAACTCATCTGGGTCTGCCAACGTGGTTCCGATGTTCACAACTAGGGTTGTGGAGCCAACGATTGCAACGGACTCAATGACAGCGCAAAGCGATACTGCGCCACCAGCGGGAATTGTTGCGATTTGACGGGTGCCGCCGTTGCCAATGGCAATTAGGTCAGCAGCCGTGAGTCGGATAACATCACTATATGGGCAACGCTCGTTATTAGTAAGTTTAGGCATATTATTATTTTCTATTCAGTAGGATTAGTAGGCAATCTTGCCGTGTGCTTGAGGATGCTTGCAGACAAGCGTTCCAGCAACGTCAATGAAACCACGCTCGCCGCCACCTTGGTTCTCAAGGCGAGTAGCACCCATAGGAATCAGGGTGTTAAAGCCAAGATACTTAGGATTGATGACATAGCCGACGTTGGTCGAAGCGGTTGGCATACAGCTTGGGTTGCCGTTGACAATCTTCACCATTCCGAAGTCGGAATCATAAAGATTCACAGACAGCGTGATGGCTTTCGAGGTCGCGTCTTGGTTGACGTGATAGGTAACTCCGGCAGAAGATGGTTGAGCACGGGTGAAACCACTGATAACTTGACGAAGGGCGGTGTTGGCCACAAGCGTCAGGCTGTTCATTTCGCCATTACGCGAGAAGATGGAACCAATCATACCGTTGAAGGTAGTCTCGGTAACAGTCGTAGCAAGGATCGAACCACTTGGGGTGCGATACGCGGCAGGAACCGGGTTGGTGCCTTGAGCGGTTGCTTGAACCCATGCACCGATACCACGCATACCGTAAGGAGTGCCAGCACCGTTCTCAACGGTCATTTCATTACTGGATGCGATGGTTGCTTCGATGTCACGCTTCAGTTCGCGCATCGACTTTGCTTCAGCTTGTGCGATATTGGCAGGACCAATGCTCGTAACAGCTTGTTGCAGATTCGAAACGAGATAGTCACGACGCATAACCTGAATGTAGTTGCCAAGGCGAGCGCGATCAGCAAACTTGTCGCTGAACGAAGTCACGTCGGAACCTTCGGAGATACCGGTGGTGACTGGGGCTGCGAGCGAGTCAACAGTCCATTCAGTGTAGGTAGCCGAAGCCTTGCCTTTGGAGCAAAGAGACAGGATTGGGGTTTCTTCTGGAGCTAGGATAGCAAGTTCATTGCTGAGATCCTCGCGGTTGGAGATCGCTGAACCTTGGCCAGTTTTGGCGGCGGGAGCGTTTGGTTGGTAGGTAGCACTAATAGCCATGATATTTGATATTTAGAAGTTATTTGAATTTAGCGATTCTGGCAGCAATCCATTCTTCTGGGCTACCACTTTTCTCAAAGCGGTTGTATGCATCAGCGACCTTTGCTTTAGCGGGAGAAGAAGACTTGGCAGCACCGGCACCAAATGGGGTTGAAGATGGATTTACCTTCAACTTACTTCCCATCGCCGGTTGTGTTTTAGCTTTCTTGTTTCCGTAAATAGATCGAGCTGCATGAGCCAAGATGTATTCAATCTGGAAGCCAATTTCAGGAACTTGCGTTTTAATACGTTCGATCAACGGGTCCGACACCAGTGCCTTGTAGTTCTTCCCGACTTCAGATTCTTCATCTTGAATGTCTGGGACTTCACTCTTAGCTGCATCTGAATACTGCTTAGACATTTCCTCATACTGAGCAATCTTAATAAGATGCTGTTGTTGAGCGGGAATGTATTTAGTCAGTGCTTCTCGGGCATTACGGTTTGCTTTCCGAATTTGGCGTTTGCTAAACTCTTTATCGCCAACTGTGATGATATCGTCGGGACCATAGTCTTCATGTTCCTCTAGGATTTCATCAGTGGTTTCAAGCGTCCGTTCAAGTTCATCATACTTTCCTTTGAGTGCTTCAAATGAAGACACCTCACGAAAAGGATTTTCGTCTTGAGGAACGCTTTTGGCTTGCGGCTGAGTTTGCGATTGAATCTTTTCCTCAAGGGCTTTCTTTTGAGCGGTTAGCTCACCAATGCGTTGAAGCAATCGGCTTTTACCCTTTTTGGCTAAAGATTGAATCTGCTCAGTCGTAAGAGACAACAGGTCAATTTCGGACTCTTCTTCAGATTCCTCTTCAGATTCATCTTCGGATGCTTCATCAGCTTCTTGTGATTCCTCGTCGTCTGGACTGGCAGGATCTTCTTCGGCTTCAGCAGAATCGTCAGACTCTTCTTCTGGTTCTTCCTCGGGAGAGGTTTGTCGGGCCATCCGTTGAGCTACAAGCTCTTCAAATGACAGATTAGACACCGATTCAATAGCTTCGGCGGTAGCTTCTGGATTACTCATAATGTTTATTTAGAACGCCATTTACGCTCGGCGGTGCGTGTTCGACAGGAATCAACACTATAATCATTACTATGTCAAGCAATTTAGTAAGGTATGGAAATCGACACAAAAAAGAGGCCGTAGGGAAAACGAAAACCCTACGACCTCAGTATGACACAAACCGACAAAACACACGCTAACTACAGTGGTCAGACATTCACCAGCGCACAGAAATTAAAGCATCAAGTTGAAAAAATTGTCAACTGTTTTCAACAGCAAGTAATGACAGAAGCTCGTCTAGCGTAGAAACGCTTCCTGCGATCTTCATTACCTCATTAGTCTCAACGCATTGGCGTAGGTCACCAAAGAAACGCTCGCGCTCATCACGAATGAATTGCACGATTGCTTTGAACTCATCGCGGTCTGATAGTGCATCAACAGCTTGTTGGATAGTTGGTTTTGGTAGTGGAGTCATATTACTTACGTTTGGACATTCCAGCTTGGCTCATAGCAATTGCCACGGCTTGTTTTCGGCTTTTTGCTAGAGGGGCTTTCTTTGGGCCTTTGGGATTCACTCCAGCGTGAAGAGTTCCAGCCTTGTACTCCCCCATGACTTTCGCCACCTTTGCCTGCTTGGCTGCTTTTGTTTTTGGCTTCTTCATAAGTTACTTGCGCTTGGCTTTCTTCTTTGGCATGCGACCCATTTTGATTTCAATCTCAACGTAGCCTTTGCCTTTCTTGCCGTTTTTACCGTTACCGTTCTCTTTGCCTTCATGGCCGCAGCCACATGATTTATTGTTTTTCATAAGGTTATTTCATTGATTTGCTTCCGCTGCACTTCCATTTGCGGCGCGACAGGTTATTTGGCGAGTTTGGATCGGACTTCCAATCACCTTTAATCTTAGCACTGCGAGCGCAATAGGCATCACCACGGGCTGAGCCGGGAGAAATCGTTGCGCCCTTCTGCCCATACTTCACAGTTTTCTTGCGCCCCGTTTCTGGATTGGTGACGACTTTTTTGAATCGCTTTTCCATTACTTTTTCTTGGCGGTTTTTGCAGATTGCTTGAAGTCCTTTGCGGTTGGAGCATTTTTACTTCCAACCTTATTCATTTTCTCGCCGCTTCCAGCTTTGATGCGAGCTTTCTTGGCATTGACGTTTGCGTATAGTCCTTGTTTCATATGATTACTGCTGCATTCCTTGAGTTGTTACGCCGCCCATTTGTGCGGGGTTTGTTCCGATGCGACCAATTTCAGCGTTCTGAGCCTGTTGCAGCTGGAATTGATACTGCTCCATATACTTCTGAAGACGACCACCAAAGGCTTCGTCGGACTGTGCGCGTTGCATAATGTCAGGCTGCTGAACGTAGGCTTGAACCATTTGCATAGCGATTTGCGCACCGTTTGGCTGAGCCGGGACTTCGATACCAGCAAAGATTTTCGCAAGGTCGTCAGTGACGTTCTTGGCAACTTTCTGTTGAGCCTCTTCAACTGGTTGCAGAACGTAGTCCGCAAAGATCGGATTGATTGATGCAGCCGTGAATTCAAGCAGCTTGTTTACATCCATGACGCCATTTCGATCAAGTTGAACAAGGGAAACCATATTCTTGAGTTGCGTCTCGGCAGTCTCTGGATCAGTTGCAAGCGAGTCGAATGAAACGGTAATGCTGAAGTTTTCGTCAGGACTTCCTTTTGTCATGGTCTGCGGATTTGGATTTCCAGTGACTTGGAAGAATACCTCGTCTGGTCCCATACGTTGATACAGCTTCCAAGCCATGTTTAACACGTCACGAACATGATCTAGGAACTTTCCTACATAGAATTGCTGGCGAGCGGCGGTAAGTGGATTGGTCAAGTCAAGGCCGACAGCGCGATCAGCTTGCGCCCGCATGGAAATCTCAGCCTCAATAGAACCTTGATCCATTGGCGGAACTGGCCCCCAAGCAATTTCCCCAAGACGACGATACGGAACACGACGCCCAGGTCCCCAATCGGATGGTGGGCGACCGGCTGGGTGCATTAGAGGCGGCAAGGTAGCCAGCGATGCGCGGTCAATACGGCTATCGCGTTCAGTCTTAATCTGCATCTGCGCTCCGCGAAGAACGTCGGAGAACGTCTGAACCTCATACATGCGCTTCTGGTCATTGGATAGGCGCGTTACGACAAATGGGTAGTCGTCATATCCGTTAAGAAGCTCATGCTTTGCGTATCCCTCGGCTTGCGGATGGAACACGGTGCAGTAAATTCCTTCACTACCATCTTCCTCGTCGATAAGACGTTGATAACCATAAACAACCATCACAAGATCATTGTCGTCAGTAATCGGAAGACGAGTGATAGTCTTAACCTTTTCGCCGTCAAGATACATTGAGTCTTTCCCGCGAAGGTTGCTGATTGCATGATCGACCCACTTACGATCCCATCCTTCGTTCGTCGCCTTCTTCTCAAGCTCTTGGGCAGTTAAGAACGTGCGCCAGAAAATGTATGGTGCGCGTTGTGGATCAGAAACATACGGTGGGAAGATAACCTCTCCATCTGGGGCGCATGAGTAAACAATTGGACAATCGACAGTTTGACGAGGAAGTGGAATCTCAGCCACGCCAGTTTTCCGCATGTCCTTGATCGCTTTCTTTGCGCGTTTGCTCGACAAGTCTGGGAACGCTTGCTGGATGAGTCCAAGCAGCATTTCATCGTCATTCCCGTCAATAATAAGGTTTGCTAGATCAGGGGATTGTTGGGCAATTTGGTCGATGGTGACTTGTTGCAAATATGTCCTTTTTTCTCGCTTCCAACCGACATAGGATACCATGATCCCCTTCTCTAGCAAATAGTTTGCACCCAACTCCATTTGGTTTTTGAAGTCAGGGATATACGTTGACCGCATCCACTTAAGGAATGAGGACACAACAGAAGCTCGTGGCATTGACGCCATAGACGTGGGAAACGCCTTGATGTGGCTGCGCTGAAGAGCTTGGTCAAATAGCGAGACATACATGTCAATTCGCTCGCCAACCACGTTAACCTCTTGATCAGAAGCACCTTGCCACGGAAATGCGTTTGCACCGTTCTTGCGGAGATCGTCGGATTTCCCATCCCAAATATTGCGCCGATCGTTATAAGACCGCAAGCAAGACTCGAAATAGTAATCAAGGTCAATTAAACATGTATCATACGCATCCGCAAGAGCACCGATATCAGGCTCTTTGTCGGCATAGATAAGCGACTCGTCTTCAATTTCTTCTGATTCAATCATGATGCGTATTCGTAAAAGTCTTCAGGCTCGGCAGATACTAGGCACACTTTGATGCGCTTGCCAACAAGTTTATTTGAAATGCGGTTTGGACACTTAACTGGGACAGCTAGTCCATCCATGCGAACGATTACCCAGTTGGGATTATTGCATACTCGCATAACTAAAAAGTCGTCTTCAATTTGATTACTTGTGAAATCATTGATTTCGCATGGAGACTCATCAATAATGAGTGTTTTCTTTGCGGGGCGACCTCGCTTTGTTGCTTTTTTAGCCTGTGTTTTCATATTAGTATCCACCTGACCCGTGAGTTGTAACAAATGTTTGGGAATTGTCAACATGATCTAGGTTTGCGATTGCTGCATAACGCAGAACGTCAACCGGGTCTTTCCATGCTTCCTTAAGTCCACCTTCCCCAGTGTATTCGCTCAGAGCTTGGATAATGTTCTCGCAGTCAGAGCTAACGTAGAATCTTGGGCGATTAACGGAGTCTAGTGGCTTGCTAGTATCCCACGACATCTTGCCGATAAGTGCTTGAAGACCATCGTCAATATCCAATCCCGGAGCAGGAATACACACCATTCCAGATTCATTCAGGTCTTCAATGATAGAGGACGATCCATCTTGGACCTGATACTTTGCCGCTCCAAGGCGAGGATCAATAAGACGTTCAAAGATTTCCTCCTCACCTTCCATTTCCTGAATGGCTTCGATGTAGTCACGAATGCCAAATCCTTGCACCTTGCATCCAGGACCAGGAACCCACTTTCCTCCACGCCACTCTGCCCAGTCACCAACGTCAACTCCGGGCCATTCACGATAAACCCAGAATGTTCCGGTTTCGTCAATAGCGACCCAACACATAAACCAATTCTTTGCACCAGCCGGATCAATAACGTGATAACGTGTTATGTTTCTAGTTGGAATCTTGTCTGGAGACACGACGTTGACCACCTTGTTAAACTTTGGAAACTTGGTGGCATGAGACTTCATCGGGACGCCGTAAGCGCGAATTAGGATTTCCTCCCGAGTTCTACCTGAAAGTGTTTCCTTGATTCGTTCGTATCCACCAAAAGCATTGTCTTGAGAGTGGAAGTAATGCACTGATGCATTTAGCTTCTTTGACTTCTGAACATACGGAACAAGTTCGCCATTAAGCAGTTCTGCTGGACGAGACTCAATAGTCGTTGCACCGTCAAGATACTCCTTAATGACTTCCGTCCATCCATCAATAGGAGTAAATGTCACCAGCATTTTGGCATTCCTAGTGGCAAGGCGAAACCGAAGCGTGTTGATCAGTTCTGGTCCAAGAAGATATTCATCCAGCCATACACCAACGTTGTGCCACACTGGATTCCTAGATCCAAGTTCCGCACCTTCTAAGATTGTTGGATTGTTCTGATACTGAGAATACGTCTTAAAGATGATTTGCGACCCATTTGGTAGAATCAATGACGAATCTGTGAATCCAGTCTTCTTCTTGTATGAGATATAAGTGTTCGCGCTTGTTTGCTTTGTCTTGAGATTCTCTGGCAACCAATCCCATACCGCGCTTTGCTGCTGGCGGATACTAACCTCAGATGTCTGAGCAAAACAGAAGATTTCAGATTTAGGGTTTTCAATGGCAGCGCGGACAACGGAGAACGCCCCCCACTGCGTCTTCCCGCTGCGATTCCCACCCAGTGCCAAAATCTCATTTACTTCATGTAACTGCTCTTCAGCCTTGCTCCAATGAGGAAGCCTGAAACCATAATGATAAGGATCTTTTTCAGCGTTTTCAATTGCTTCATGATAAATAGAGTGGAGTTCAATAAGCTCACTAGGCTCCATCGCCACCATTTCCTCATCCGTTGGAGGAGTGAGAATTGCGTGTTTTCTCCAAATCATAGGATTTCAGCTTCGATTGCGCTTTCTTTGATCTTGTCCGCAATACGCGCCTTTGCGTCGAAAATCATTTTGGCCGCGTCATCAAGACTCGCCCCTTTGCGATGCTCCACTACGGTTGTCGCCATTCCAGTGAGTTGTGCCGCCTTGTCTGTAAGAATACCAACCGTCACGGCCAGCTTGTCAGGGCTGATCTTGGCAAGCTCCTCTGGATTGTCAAACAACTGTTGGGAACGCTCAAAGAGCAAATCAGTGTAATCTTGGGCTGCGATTGCGTATCTCATCGAGAATTCCTTGCGCTTTGTCTCCAGCGTGTCGTTGTGACGCCATTGCAGGCCCCTGATCGTCTCCCTGCCAAGCCCGGTCTTCTTTTGGATGTCGGTTATCCTTGCGCCTTGCGCGGCCAGCCACAGGGCCATTGCGGCCTTATTTGGGGCATAGTGTTCAACGCAGTTGCCTGGGGATAGTTTTGCACGCTCCTTTACCTCAAGGAACCACGCAGACTTATCTTCTCGTTCGTCAACATACTCAGCCTTCAGCTTCTCATTGGGGTCTTCGGTGTCCACAAATGTTTCTACTTCAGTTTTGCCGCAATAGCAATAGATTTTGCTGCGGGAAGTAACCTCTTGTCGGTTTTTACGAGTCCACTAGTTTTGATCTCAACGCCAACCTTCTCTAGCTCACGCCGCAGGGATGGTGTTACAACATTATCCTTAATGACAGTGCCTTTCGGTATGGACTTGGAAATTAGGCGAGCAACCTCGCTATCTGGAACTATTCGTTTGATCTTTGCGTAGCGAGACAGGTTCACCATTCTTCCGCCAGCCCACTTATGCTCGCCAACTGCTCGTTTTGATCCCTTGGCTTGATATTCGTCATTGGCTGGGATCTCAACCTCAACCGTGACCAAGGGCTTCTTGTAGGCAGCGGAAAACTGATCGTTCAACGGGTTTGATGATGAATGGAAATACGGAGCGTAGATAGCCCATACATCATCGCCATTCGGCCCCTTCAGGCGGAAGTTGCCAGCATTCCTTCCTGTTGTTGGAACAAGGTCTGGACGCTCTTCTGCCTTCATCCACTTACCAATCTCCTCTGGTGGTCTACGACTCTTGCCAATGGAAGTAGACATTGGAGGATATAGCTTCCCGTCAATCAACGCCATTGCACGATAACGTGTAAGTGTCGGCTCCCTATCCAGCTTTTCTGCGGTCGCCTTATCTACAGTAGTGTTGGTTTCACCGCTTTCCGGCATATACCTGACATCCTCCTTTACTGCGTCAGACGCGCCCTCGAGCATCACCCATTCTGGCATGATTCCAGTTTTTTGCGGTGCATACTGCGTCTCTGCTCCTGAGGCTGTTTTGTTGAACTCAGCAAATGGACCAAAGTTTACCCAAGAATTTTGACCACGGGTTTCAGCGGTCATCGCTGGACGAGCTTTGTCGGAATACATAGCAGAGTGCGATCTCCATGCGTTTTCTTCTCCATCTGCTCGGAAGCCAACACCCTCCTTAATGTGTCCAAAGTAATCATGAACGATACGGAATACGTCATTTGCAAGCATGACGTGCCCATTTAAGACCTCGCCAGTGGGCTTCATCAACGGGTTTCCGCTAATGTCAATTTGAGCTGACTCAGTTCCACCAAATCCATTTTCAGTTGGGAAGAACCACAAGTGGTTGTTATCCTTTACATCAATAATAGCAAGGCGCGGACTAGCTGCATATGGGTCTTTTGCCCCAGCAGGAATAGGCTCTACTTTTAAACCAGTTCTTTTGATCGCCTCCCATTGATCAAGAGTTTCCTTGATCATCGCGTCATACGACTCCTTAACCTTTGGGTCATTTGGATTATGGACCATTTTCTCATACTCGTCCGCAATCCTCGTTGCCCTTTCAGTGTCTACCTTGGCATACGTAGTTGGAGGATTGTAGTCAATCCCAGCAGACCGCGCATATTCAGCCGCTACATTACGAGCTGTTTCATTAGGCCCAAAGGTATACTTGCCAATGCCGGGAACAGTTACCGTCGCGGGTAAGCCCGTGAGAGGGACGCCCTGATC